CTTGCTGAAAAGTTAAGACCCCATTTCGAAGGAAAGCTCACACTCACTCAATTCCTTGAAGAGAAGAAAGGAAAACTGCGTAGGAGATACGAAAACGCAGCTAGAAAAATCTATGAAAATGGATTTAATCTTGAGAAGCATAGTGACATCCAAGCGTTCATCAAAAATGAATTATACTCTGAGAAGAAGCCACCTCGTATGATAATGGGTAGAGATCCAAGATTCAATCTTATCTATGGGTTATATACAACATCGCTAGAGTCCGCGATGAAACACCTACCTGAAATATCAAAAGGACGAAATTTCAAGCAACGTGGTAACCAGTTCTTTGAGAAAATTTATGGGCAAAATATCGCCGAAGTAGATTTCTCGAAATACGAATCCACACAAAGACTTGAAATCCTCCGCTTGGTTGAGCTTGGCCTTGCCAAAAGATTGATGTGTGATGCTGATTATCAAATCTTCCAACAACTATTCATAGCTAAAATGGAAAGCGAGGTACTACGTTAAGTGGAACTAAGTTTGAGTTTTGGTATTGCCGCGGTAGCGGTGATATGGACACCGGGTTATTTAACACCTTGATTACCTGGGTCGCCTGTCGTTATTTCGAAATTTATAATAAGACGGGACATTACAATTTTATCTGTGATGGTGACGATAATCTAATGAAGATACCGATTGGACACCCAAAATTGGTTGACACTTTCGCACATTTTGGTTTTGAAGCCAAATTAAAGGTACTCTCTGATTACCACGATGCCGAATATTGCTCTGGTAGATTCGTTCAATACCAGCCTGGAAAATTTTACTACGTTCAAGACGTAAGGAAAATGATGGAACAGCTACGAATCTTTAGAAAAACACAATTTAACCATTGCAAAGGTACTTACTATCACTCATTAGGCTACATGTACAAGGTACTTTATCCAGATTTCCCATTGTACAGTAGTATTGCTAGTTTCCTGATGAGGATAGCGCCAAATAAGAGATTCCAAGTTGAAATGCTGAATGAAATAAACCCAAGCCATACTGAAGCATTCAAAGGATCGAAAGGTCTTGAGATGTTGATCAACAAAGAGAGCTTAGAGGTTGAAATCGGAATGTGTTTTGGCTTGCAACAAGGCGAAATCCGCCGTTTGTCCGATTGGTACGACGCAAAAATTGTCACCTTGCGCCAAGAAGAAGACAAGCGCTACAATGTTACTAGCACACCCGCAGAGTTACTCACCAAGTTTGAGCAGGATGTGGTCGAACAATTGATGGAAACCAGTGTACGTCGGCACAGGTTCTCTAAGTTGTTCCAACAACGGGTAGTTCAACACCTGTAACATCACAAT